CCAGCAGCAATAGTAATAATTGCATTGCCATCGTAATCAACTACATTGAAAGAATCAGCGCCAATATTCCTAAACAAAGCATCCTGACCTACAGATGTTTGATTTGCAGGTGGCATTGAAATAGTCCAACCAGCTTGATCTGGAAGAACTTCCATAATCCGAGCAGCCGCATCATTAGTTGATGTGCCATTAATAGGCCACTCTAATTGAAGATCTGCCGTTAAATTTATTTCCCTATAGGAAACATCCGTCGGCTGGATGACGTTCCCCGTGAAGACCGAATTATAACTAGGCATTGGTTACCTCTTTTTCCGCAAGTTTTTTTGCTTTTTGAAGAGCTTTAGTTGCAATATTAGAGGCTCTAATTTTTGCTTTAGTTTCCTCAGAATGCTTTCTACCAAGAAAACTAGCATGTTTTGGTTTTTCTTCTTCTGGCATTTTTCTTCCTAGAAGAGAGTTTCTTATTTTTTGTTTTGTTTCTTCACTTAAAGGTTTTCTTGGACGAGCTTTATGTATAGCAGACATTTTTGCTTTTGTTTCTTCGGTAGCAATTTTCCCAAGGTTTTTGCCCAAGTTTGAAATTCTAATTTTTTCAATTTGCTCAACCGTAAGTTTTTTACCTTTTCTTGAACCAAATTTTGCACTCCGCTCTTCGATTGACAAAGAGGCTGCATAAGCGGCAGTTAACTTACTTCGTAATTCCTTTTCTTCATCAGATAAAGTTCTGCCAACAACGCCTTCACCGCCATCCGTCAAGTTGTAGCCATTTGGTGACTTGGTGTTATGCTGCTTAATTAACATGCGTTCAATATCACATGCCGCTTCAAAATCAAACGCATTGCATATGTGCGAAAAAACAAAACCATTTTTGCCATATTTTTTGATCGCTGCATGTAGAGCAGGTGCGCTCCCATTGGCGGTCAAATGCTGATGCCAACGGCGCTTTATGTTTTTGGTGAAACCAACATACTGCTTACCGTTAGCCATATTTGTAATAATGTAAATAGCCCATATGCTCATGATTAGGTATCCAATGCAACGGCCTGACGGTCTGCTATACGAGTAGCATCCTCAGCCTTCAAAGTATTAATAACAAGGTCGTATTGGGCTTTCCACATTGGGATACGCTCATCATTTTTGAGGAATGGCATTGCTTGTAGCAACGTTCCATACAGAAGCGCCTGCGGAGCGTAGATAGTGAACCAGTTAGTCTGATTAGATGAATCTAAAGGCTGTACGCGCTCGTAATAGAGCACCTCAAAGCTGTAATCAATGTCTGGCGTAGGAGCAACTAACCAATGGGTATAGTCGTAATCCGCATAGTAAGCAGGGATGTCTGTCTGACTTACATCAGGCCAGAACTCTCGCAGGTACTCTAGCTTTCTTAACAAGACTGGCTGGCGCTTCCCATCAACAACGACGTTCATGGATACGGTTTTGCGCCACCGAGCAGGCTTATCAATAACAGCCTGAGTTGCAATCATTGAACTTTCTTGCGCCGTCAAGTTGCCTAAGAACTTAATCTCTAAGGCAATCTGCTGTTCTGCCAGCATAATGAACGTGGGGATCTTCTCAAGCGTAGCTTGGTCAGTTCGCTCAAGATAGGAAGCTATATCAGCCACAAGGCTTGAGTACGTCATGACGGCTGCGTTAGTCATTACCATTTACCTTTCTTTGCCTTAGCGCCCTGCATATTGGCGACTAATGATGGGTAAGGGGTTCCCGTCCGGGTGGCAAAGCGTTTTGCAGCTTTTTTTTGATTCGGACTAAGCTTTTTAGGTTTCCCTAATTCTTTCGGTCTTGGTTTGTCCCAAACTTCTGCCATTTTATGCTCCAGTTACATAGTTGTAAACTTCACTTTCCATTAAGACAAAAATAAAGCAATTTCTGCCTCACGGCGCTTTACAAGCCCCGGAAGCACTTTCCCGCCACCCTTAACCCATTGCCGGAAAGCCTCCGCAGCCGCGTCCCAATCTTTACGTAATGCCCTCATCCTCATTTGACTACGTTGCAAATTACCTAATCCTGCATTAAATGCAAAACTGACAAGAGCGTCAAAAGAGCCTTGCCTGCCAACAACGCTGGGAACAAGTCGTAAAACACCACGTTCAAAACTTTTGATGTCATTACGGAATAATTCATTGATCTCATCTTTGCTCCATACCCGGTTGTGCTCTGGGCGTAATGGATATTCGCTCCGAATCATTCCCGTATACCCGTTCACACGGGCAACCGGGAGCCTTATTTGCTCCTGATAAAGAACGTGACCGTAACCAATCGTCCAAATTTTTGCCGGGCAAAGGTATGGCTTATTTCGATACCCCTCAAACCTGTGCATCAATTGGATGCCCTTGTCAGACGTTTTCACTTCTTGTTCCAATTACGTGAGCCGAACCAAAAACCGATCACACCCCCAAGAATTGCCATTTCGTCATCAGAAAAAATGATGGACGAATATTTCACAACGTCATCAATGGTGGTTACCAGACCGGGATGGGTATACAGGAAGTACGCCATGAAAGCGTTGATGGCAACCAGTTCTGCCACAAAGATATAGGTAACCGTTGGCCTGACCGTACCGACATAATTAGCCACCCACCGGCTTGCTTTCTCTAGCACCTTTTGGTCATGGGACAGTGCTGCCTCAGTCATGCGAGCATCTGTCTCCATAGCAATCTGATCACTACGGATTTCTTCAATCTTGGCCTGCGCGGCTAAGCCTTGAGCAGCAAGCTGAAGCTCCCGCTCGTTTTGCATCCGGGCAAGCTCTAGCTCATGCTTCTTGTCTGCCTTGTCTTGAAAGAACTCCAAAGCCTTCGGCAGGCCAGAGATCAGTAGACCCCCAAGAGTGGATATTAATGAAAGCATGTTTATTCCTTCCCTGCGCTGGTTGTGACCATATCGTCGCCTTTGGTCACTGTGACTTTGTTGCCCTCAACCTCAACTTTCATAGGCGGCTCTTTGCGGTCTAGCTTGTCTAACCGCTCAATCAAGGCATTGATCACCTCGAACTCAGGTCTTTCTTGCTTGGGATTCGCGCCAGCAATACCATTCAACATAGAGATAAGTGCAGTAAGTGCAGCGCCTAGTAAACCCATCACGGCGGCTATTTTGGACTCTTCCAGCGCCAGCGAAGACAGCACACCAATCACGACGATGAACGTGATGTAAGCAAGACCATGCTTGCCAATGGCTTTGCCCGCCACTTCCTTGGCAGTGCTGTCAGCTTCCAAGCGATTCAGTTCAGCTTTGGCTTGGGCCTTGAATATTTGCAGTTCGTTGCTGTCCATAATCAACTCCTTATTTATCTTCTAATTTTTTGAAAATAAGTCCAAGAGTATTATCAATCTTGTTAAACCCAGTTTTCATGTCCTCTTTGATTTCTTTTACGGCATCTTTGAAATCATCACGGCGAACAAAATCCTCGTGCATTTTGGTGTCCATGTTTTTTAAGTCTTTACGAGTTTCCACAATAGCATCCCATATGACTTTCAAAGCCCACCCACCAACAGCGCCGGCAATGGCAACCGCCAAGTTAAATATTGTCTGATCCATTTCATCCACCAAAACTCACATCAGCTAAAGGAGCACCAGAAAATGAGCCATCAGAAACAACGGCAATACCTCCCGCCGTAGTCCCCACAAAAGAAAGAATAATTCCGCTCATCCGACCCCCACTGTGATAACAAGAATGTCACTATCAATAAAAACTGCATTTACCAAAGCCCTTGGAGGAAACTCAAACATCTTCCTTGTTTTCGGCGATGCAGAGCGATACGTGTTTTCAACCTCTGACTGAATACAAATAAAGTTGTCAGAATTGTTAAACAAGATCAACGCATCCCCTTGTGAAAATTCCCCGGCGGGGATGACTACCACTGGGGAATGATCTATCTTTGTTATCTTATTGGCATTGTCCTTGGTCAATCTCATGACTTGGGGTACTTCGCCTTGATCTCTGCAATCTTTGCAAACATAGCGTCTGCCGCCTCGCCACCCTTCCACATCGCATCCAACTGCTCACCCATAGCAGGATACTCCGCACGGCGCTTGGCGTAGTAGTCCGGCACATCAGCCCGGACAACTTCAGACTTGTCTATGTCTACCGTCGTAGTCTCCCCCGTCATCGGGTCATCAACTTGACGGGTCTTGGGAGCCACGGCCCATGCCGCTTCTTTGGCATCTATGTCTGCATAGATAGCAGACTCCTTGGACGTAATATAAGCCGACAGGTCAGCATTTGGAGGAATGTACAGACTCCAGTCATACGTCTGCCCGTTATGCTCAACCTTCAGAATAGCCAGCGCCCGTTCCTCGCCGGTCATGCCAGATTGCAAACCTTCTAAAGAAATCATTTTACCGCCTCCAATCTAAAGTTTTTACCCGGATGTTGCCCCGTTACCGGCAAAATCTTGACGTCTTTAAACCCAACATGCGTACACAAGTCAGTCAATGACTTAGGCGTATAACCCCACAGATGCGGAGACAGAGCGCCCTTCTCCTGTGTTTCAGGCGTTAAGCGGTCTACGTGAGCGCCATAGATGCACATTGCCGTCATGTGCTGATCTGCACCGTCTTGCTCAAGATAGTCCTTACACAAGCCAGCAAGGTCAGGCGTCTCTAAAACCAGCATGCCGCCCTTTTTCAGCGTATTCAGCCACTTCTCTAACACCATTGGAGCACGGTGCTGTGGGATATGCTCAATCACATGGCTGGCAAATATCTCGTCAGCGCATTGCTCCGGCAAATCTAACTTCATAATATCCTGCTTAATATCAGCGGTGTCACTGTGCATATCAACACCCAAATAGCCGGGTAGACGGTCACGACCACAGCCCATATTGAACTTAATTGGCTGACCTTCTTCTAACAACTTGGCAATGACAGACTTGTAGCTACCAGTGCCTTCAGGCAAACGATCAGCCCAACGGCGGTCAATAAACTCCTTGTCATCCAACGTCAACGGGCGGGTCGGCTTGATGTTGGTGTAATAGTTCTTCAGGTCTACCGATGGATGGGCGGTATACATCCCGCTCGCCAAGTCCATATGCAAACACTGAACGTCCGTATTCACCAACAGCCGCGTACCCCGCTTGTGCAGCCGGTGGACAAAGAAATTGTCCTCACCAATAAACGGAATCTCATCATTAATGTTGTTGCCAATACAGCAAAAGGGCATGTCAGGTGCTTCTTCCTTCATGTCTTTCAAGAGCTGGATAGGAATCAACATCACATCCATGCCGGTCTGCCATGCCTCAATCAACTGCCCCGGCGAGACATCAGGGATCGTAATCCAATCCCCCTCACGCACCATGATCATTGCGTCTGAACACTTGATGTAATAAACCCCTGTGACCACCGCGTCTGGGTTTGCCTCTGACGTTTGCAGCAGCTTCTTAAATCCGTCATAAGGCAGCACGGTATCTTCACCAACAAACAGCATGTACTTGGCTCCTGATTCCAAAGCCTGCTCAATCAGGTAGTTCCTCGCTACATCAACCTTCTCGCCGCCGATGTTGACAAACCCGTGTGAAAAACCCATCAGGTCTATATGCAATCCTTCGTAGCCATCAAAATTCTGTGCTGCGGTTTCTTCTAAGTTCCTTCTTGGCTGGGCAATCACGACATACGGTTTTATGGTTTTGGATTCGTCGTAGATTTCCTGCATCGTTGCGATAATTTTATCTCTGTTGTACATCTTTTCTCCTTGCTGTGGTTGAGTGAATTATTATTAGAATTTATTAAAAAACGGCGAAAGACAATAGCCTATGTTACGTTGTGTGTTGGTGGAGATTTTTTGGCCTCTGTTGGCGCTATAAGGCACAAAATAAATATCTCCGTTGGGCGCTAATACACCGCTTTTGTACGCACCAGTTGTTGTATAAACCAAACTGTAGGTACTCACTACGCCTGACGCGGATATTTTTTGGCCTCTGTCGGCATTATGAGGAACAAAATAAATATCACCGTTAGGCGCTAATACGCCGCCAACGTAACCAGCTCCCACTGTATAAACCAAACTGTAGGTACTCACTACACCAGCTGCGGAGATTTTCTGGCCCCTGTTGGCGCTATAAGGAATAAAATAAATATCTCCATTAGGCGCTAATACGCCGCCAGAGTACGCACCAGTTGTTGTATAAACCAAACTGTAGGTACTCACTACTCCAGCTGCTGATATTTTTTGACCTCTGTTGGCGCTTTGCGGAACAAAGTGTATATCCCCATTAGGCGCTAATACGCCGCCAGAGTACGCAATTGTCGTTGTATAAACCAAACTGTAGGTGCTCACTACACCTGATGCTGATATTTTTTGGCCTCTATTTGCAAAATAAGGAACAAAATGTATATCCCCATTAGGCGCTAATACACCTCCCTCATAAGCTCCGCTTGCATTTGTATAAACTAATGAGTAAGTGGAAACAACCCCAGAAGCTGATATTTTTTGGCCTACTGCGGCATATGAAGGAACAAAGTGTATGTCCCCATTAGGGGCTAATACGCCGCCAATGTACGCAAATGACGCTGTATAAACCAAACTGTAGGTGCTCACTACGCCTGACGCTGATATTTTTTGGCCTCTATTTGCAGAAAACGGTACAAAATGAATGTCTCCGTTAGGCGCCAATACGCCGCCAGAGTACGCACCTCCCGCTGTATAAACCAAACTGTAGGTACTCACCATCCCACTTACATTGCCATTAGCATACGGCACACCATTCACTACACCTGCATCCAACTCCTTCTTCAAATTTGTCCATGCCACTAAGTCTGTCCCCACGCTACTATTGTCCGCCGTAGGAACCGTGCCTTGTGTTGCATCTGCCGGGTAAGTGACGAACACATCCTTCGTACCTGCGCCCCAGTTCACCTTTGCGTTGCTGTTAGACGATTCAAACACCGTATCACGGGACAAGGTTGTGCCACTGGTGGTATACGTACCAAGGCCCACTTCCCAATCTGTATTATTAGTAATGCAGTAATAGGTTTGGTTTGCGTTGCCTATCGCAGAGAAGTCTTGGAATCCAGCCACGGCAGATCCAAGCGTGAACGTGCCAGTACCTGTCGTCGTGCTGGTTACTTTTACTCGGTCTTTAACGACATACGCCATGATGATCCTTAAAACTTATTGAGGTATGAACTGAGGCAGGTATCTATGCCAAATGGTATAGCAGGGCATGTTGAGATTTTTTGGCCTACTACAGCACTCACAGGAATAAAATGTATATCACCATTAGGCGCTAAAACACCACCAGAATATTGGCTTGTACCTCCAACCGTATAAACCAAAGAATATGTAGATACAACGCCAAATGCTGATACTTTTTGCCCTCTGTTTGCGTTGTCTCCGGGAACAAAATGTATGTCCCCATTGGGAGCTAAAACACCACCAGCATAAGCGTTTGTTGTTGTGTAAACGAGAGAATAGGTAGACACAACTCCAGCAGAAGATATTTTTTGTCCAACTACTGCTCTGTAAGGAACAAAATGAATATCTCCGTTAGATGCAAGTACACCACCCAAGTATGCGCCATTATTATTTGTATAAACCAACGAGTAGGTAGACACAACTCCAGCAGAAGATATTTTCTGACCTCTGTTAGCGCCACGTGGGACAAAATGAATATCTCCGTTGGGAGCTAGAACACCACCGGCATAAGCATTTGATGTTGTGTAAACAAAAGAATAGGTGGAAACAACACCTGCTGCTGATATTTTTTGTCCTCTATTCGCAGCATAAGGAACAAAATGTATATCCCCGTTTGGCGCAAGAACACCTCCTATATAACCAGCTCCGGCTGTATAAACCAAACTATACGTACTAACTACACCAGAAGCATTAATTTTTTGCCCTCTAACAGCATGAGCTGGAACAAAATGAATATCTCCATTGGGCGCTAAAACTCCACCTACGTATGCTTGTGCTGTTGTGTAAACCAAACTATACGTACTCACCACGCCTGATGCTGATATTTTTTGGCCTCTATTTCCACTATAAGGAACAAAGTGAATATCCCCGTTAGGTGCTAATACTCCACCTTGATATCCTTCACCAATTGTGTAAGCAAGAGAATAAGTACTAACAATTCCCGCCACACCATTATTATTAAACGTCACGCCACCGTTGACACTAGCCTGTATGTTCTTCTGAAAGTTGTTAAATGCTACCTGATCTGTACCGATAGACGAGTTGTCCCCTGTCGCAGCAGAACCTTGCACATTCTCAGCAGGTTGCGGCACGTAAACATCCTTACTACCAGCACCCCAGTTCACCAGTGCATTGCTGTTAGAAGACGCGAACACCTGATCGCGAGAGAGCGTAGTGCCACTCACGGTATATGTGCCAAGGCCCACTTCCCAGTCTGTACCATTAGTGATCGTGTAGTAAGTCTGGTTGCCATTGCCGATGCCAGAGAAGTCCTGATAGCCAGCCGCCGCCAAGCCGAGCGTAAACGTACCTGTCCCGGTCGTGGTGCTGGTGACTTTGATGCGGTCGTTGAGTACGAATGTCATGGCTAGTATTTATTCAAGAATGGGCTAAGACACATGCCGGGGCCGAGGGGTTGACCGGGGTTGGTGGAGATTTTTTGGCCTACTACAGCCCTTCTAGGAATAAGATAAATATCCCCATTAGGAGCCAATACACCTCCTTGATATGCAGACCCAGCCGTGTAAACTAATGAATAAGTGGAAACAACGCCTGATAAAGATATTTTTTGCCCGACAACAGCACCAACAGGAACAAAATGCACATCCCCATTGGGCGCCAATACACCGCCACCGTAAGCTGAACCTCCTGTGTAGACTAATGAATAAGTGGATACAACGCCACTTATTGATACTTTTTGTCCTATTCCAGATTGGTCTATAATGAAATAAATATCGCCATTGGAGGCCAATACGCCACCTGAATAAGCATCAGGAGTTGTATAAACTAATGAATATGTAGATACAACGCCTGCCGATGATATTTTCTGTCCTCTGTTAGCACTTTTTGGAACAAAATAAATATCACCGTTGGGGGCTAATACGCCACCTGAATAAGCATCAGAAGTTGTATAAACTAATGAATATGTAGATACAACTCCAGAAGAAGAAACTTTTTGACCTCGATTTGCGTTAAATGGAATAAAATGTATTTCCCCATTAGGTGCTAAGACACCGCCAAAATATGCGCCACCAGCCGTGTAAACTAATGAATAAGTTGAGACTACACCAGAAGCATTTATTTTCTGGCCTACTGCTGCGCTACGTGGCACAAAATGTATATCTCCATTAGCCGCCAGAACGCCGCCACTGTAGGCATTTGCTGTTGTGTAAACTAATGAATAAGTTGAGACCACTCCAGAAGATGATATTTTTTGACCTCTAACTGCGCTTATTGGAACAAAATGTATATCTCCGTTTGGTGCTAATACTCCTCCGGTATAAGCTTCAAGAACTGTATAAACCAAACTATACGTACTTACAATCCCATTCGTGCTGTTGTTCCCAAACGTCTGTCCACCTTGCACACCATTGTTCAACGCAGCAGAGAATGCCTGCCAACCTGACAAGTCTGTACCCACTGAACTATTGTCAGCGTTAGGCACACCACCCGGAGTCGCAGCAGAAGGATAGACGCACAGCACATCCTTCGTGCCTGCTGAGAAGTTGACCTTTGCGCCGCTGTTGGATGAGCCAATCACCTGATCACGGGACAACGTAGTACCCGACGAGGTGTAAGTGCCAATGCCCACTTCCCACTCAGTCGTGCCTCGAATCAGGTAGTAGGTTGTGTTGGCGTTGCCTATGACTGAGAAGTCTTGATAGCCCGCTGCGGCTGCTCCGAGCGTAATCGCCCCCGTACCCGTCGATGTGGTACTCGATTGAACTCTGTTTTTGAGTACCAGTGCCATTAGCTTACGTTCCCAGTAACAACACAAACAGTGCCACTAATGAAAAGAACATTAGCTACACCTCTAGTCGCCAAAGTCATTGTTGCTTTGTCTGCATCTGTGCCTGAAATATACGCAGTCGTAATCGTGCAAGTGATTGTAATTCCTGCGGTAGTGTTGTTGAACAGTAAAACTGCGTCACCAGCAGAAAATGTAGCATCAGGAATGGTAATCGAGCCGCCAGAACCTATCTCAATTGTCTGCCCTACATCACCAGTAGCAAGACTGTAAGAAGTAGTCTTAGCTGCACCAGAAATAGGAATGCCGGGAGCCGCCAGCATCTCAACCGTGCCACCTGAATTCTCACAGTACAGCCTCATGTCAGCAATATTCAGCCCAAGCTCACCCGGAGCCAAGTTACCCGCAGTAGGGGCCGTACCAGCAGAGGTACTGTGATACAGCTGTATCGGCGTATATCCAGCTTGTGACATGTTCTACTCCTTAGAATGTCCCGCCGGATATACCGGCTGTTATCGCATTAGTTGATGGATTGTAAGTGATACCAGCGTCTACCCCAAGTGCCTGATTACTGGTAGTACTCGCCGCCACAAACGGGATGTAAAAATCAGCGTTCGTACTAGTCGCCGTCGTAGCAACATTCGTAGCATTGGTAGCCGTCCCCACAGATAATGTGCTTTGGTCAACATACTGAGGTGCCGTAGCCCCCGCCGTTAAAACGTAATTCGTCGTTCCAAGGCTCAGGAACGTTGTTGTTCCAGCACCAGAGTTATAAGGCAACGCACCAGCCGTACCACCCGCAATGTTGGTTGCAGTTGTTGCGCTTGTTGCACTTGTTGCACTTGTGGCTGTAGCAGCATTCCCATTGATGCTAATTGACCAAGTGCCAGATGCACCCGTTCCATCAGCCTTCGGAGCGCCTACCGTACTGTAATCAATCGTCCTCGCAGCTGAACCATCGAAAGTGGCTCCCGGAGCTGCGCCGCCGGTATTTGTGAATGTCGCAGCATTTGCTACAGCATTAGCCGTAGTAGCAGTGGTTGCCGTTCCTACAGTCACACCAGCAGGATCAGACCATTGAGGAGCCGTGCCAGCAGAGGTTAGCAAATAGGTACTCGTACCAATTGCCAAGAATGTTGTCGTATCCGCAGCAGATTGATACGGTACAGAACCACCTAAACCACCAGCAAGATTCGTTGCCTTACCCACAGACAGAGTGCTCTGAGCAGCGTTTTCCCAATACTGATTGCCGCTGTCGTAAACAATTATGTCACCGCCACTTAGGGTGCCAAAATTGACATTACCGTCCGTGCCGCCCAATACTGAGCCAAACGTCGGACGAATAAACAATACGCCATTACTAGCGTTCGCATGAACAACTGCAGCAATAATCGCAATAGCATTAGGTACAGCAGGCTTATTCTTTGTCAGGCCACCAGTAACCGCAGGGTTATAGTACAAAACCGTGTTATCAGTCCAAGATTCGCCACCACCAGTAGTATTTAATCCTTTTATTTCACCGAAGAAAGTAACGTATCCCCAGTTATTAATTGATATTGATTCTGTTGCAACACCAAGAATATTGGTTGTCTGAATTGCGGTCAAACCAGTCGCAGGAGCACCAATCAAGCCACCACTAGCACCCACAGTGCCAGTGATCATTACCACTTGGCCCTTGGTAATATTGCTGCTGGCTTTTACACGGTAATACTGCTCCTCATTAACTTTTAACAGTTGACCGTTGTTACCAACAAATTCTAATGCAGCCGTATTGTCATCATTGTTGTAATACAACCCACCCTCAACCGTAGTCGGGGCAGCAACTAATGCGTTGTCAAAGTTAATATAATCCGGCGTAGAAATGCCCCCAGTAATACTGTCAATACTGGTGATATTGGTATTTGCCCCAGAATTTGCAGCGCCAATCGTATTGTAAGAAACGGTTACTGCAGCAGACCCATCAAAAGTCTGCGGAGAGGCATCGCCAGCACCAGAATCGTCAATGGTTAAAGCATTTGCAACAGACCCAGCTGTAGGCACATCATCAGCAGTCAAAGCCCTAAAAGTGGGCGTACCAGCCATTCCATCAGGGGCTGCAAGCACATAATTAGCCGTCTGGCTTGCCCATGCACCAGTCAATGTGCCTGAACTAGTTACCGGGCTATTGCTGATCGTAAACTCAGCAGGCAGCGCCAATCCCACTGAAGTAACCGTACCAGCACCAGCAATCGTTCCCCATGTAAATGCAGAACCAGTCCACTTTAGGAAAGTGTCCGAACTTGTTGGAGCAACAATAAACCCAGTAGTCGAAGTATTTGTTTGATAGGCAATCCTATTGGCAGCACCACCAGCAAGATTTCCAACAGCAATACTTGCAGGATCAGTCCAAGCAGGCGCAGACCCACTTGAAGTCATGATGTACGTACTTGATCCTATTCCCAACTTGGATAGCGTCGTAGCACCAGTAGAATAGAGAATGTCGCCAGTCGTGTAGCTAGACTGCCCAGTACCGCCGCTGGCAGCATTTAAGATACCGGCAATGGTAATCGTGCCAGAAGTCGTAATCGCGCCACCAGAGGTCGTTAAACCAGTCGAGCCGCCCGATACGTTTACAGAAGTAACCGTGCCATCACCAAACCCGACATTCTTCCATTGACTACCCTGATAGCCCTCAAAACGGCTGGTATCCGTGTTGTAACGAATCTTGCCGTCAGTGCTCAATCCCCGCTGAAGCGTAGTCCCCGACGGAACAACTACACCCGCAGTGCCGGGAAGAATTGGATTATCAGCAATTCCCACCGTAGGATTGCCGGGGCCTGTCCCGCTGGAAACATCAATCTCATCAGCAGTACCCTGAATCTCTAACAGACCAGCGTTGCCAGAATTGATATAAACAATCCCAGTACCCGCCAAGGCATTTAAATCGCCTACAGCGCCCGTCAAACCAAGCACAGGGTTTCCACTTACCCCATCGCCATTCGTGACCGTAACGCCGTTTCCTGAGCTTGTAATCGACCTTCCTACAACCGTCGAGCCGCTAGTCTTGGCAATCAGACCATTAACAGAGTTTTCAAGGCTACCAGAAGCCCCATTTAGAAAAACCTCTATAACCCCCTGAGCGCCACCGTCATTAATGCCAATGCCAGTGCCACCATCCAATTGCCTTGAATTTGGCAAAGATGGCTCATTGTTTACAGTAATAAAAGTTTGCTGCTGAGTTGGCGAATTGGCAATGTCTGTAACAGTCGTTTGTACTGTTACCCCATTTTGGTTAATTGGGACAGTTTCCGTACCCGTTAGCGGTTGCGCTTGGGGCAATTGAGCAATAGTTACCTGCGCCACAATTATTCTCCCGGACTAATGATGTCAAGATTGCCATTGTTTTCTGGCGTACTTGTATTTTGGTTTGTAGACAGAATAAACCCTCCGGTGTCATTAGTGACAATCTGGTTTGGGTAAACTGCCACACTTACATCTGGCCTTGGGAAGCGCAAATTAATGCGCTCAGTTTTCCTAGCCGGTAACCTATACGGATCTAAATTATCCTTACAGCCTTGATCACATACTCTCAACCCCGGAAAATTAGGATCTGGAGAAAGACTCACATAAGTCCTCTTCATCTTGCACCTATCGCAGATTCCGATTGCAAGACTTGTAAGACCAGTTGTATCTAAGAATGTAGGCATTTATAAGCTCTAACTCGTATACACGCTTATATTTGCAGCTAAATACACAGGCGACTTATCACGCTCTTCCTGCTCAGCCTCATAGAAATACTTCTCAGCCATACGCTCAAGATACGTCAACCTGTTATCTGCAACAGCAGGCAATTCCAATGCCATCCTGTGAGACAACATAAATACAATCGCCTCATACCATCTTTGAGGTATCTCAAGCTCACCACTTAGATCACCCACATCCATAATCTGACGGGAATACCACACCGTCATTTGAATAAAAGGATCACTAGGAACAGGCCAAAGATAAATGCCAGCCTGAGGTATCGTTCTATTGAACCAAAATTGGTACGGCTGATTAGCAGTAAAGTTCTTGTTTGGCAGATTCGTATAATCATCTCTGTTCAAACGAGACATCTGAATCTCACGAGAATTATTGCCTATGTATAATTCCCTCAGCGCCAAAGTTGTGCCGTTATAAACACGAATCCGGTAATACTCTACGTTCTGTCCGGGGTCAACATCTGTCCAAACCCACTGATTATCAGTTACAGCAATTTCTCCAAGATCTTCCAAAGTATTCCATGAAATTCCATCAGTGGAGTACTCATAAATAACTGACCAAGTGGCTGTGCCACCACCAGCAACAAAAGGAAGGATGCCAATGCTACCAGCATAAACAGGATCATTAGTTCCATAGAACACCTGTATATTTCCATTGGCAGCGTTTTGCTGGCAATAAGTATTTATGTCGCTGTCAGCAACGTTGCCAACAACACCGCCAGCAGAGCTTGTGTAGCTACCAGTAGGACGATTTAATGTCCTGTACAAAACATTTAAAGCGTCAATTGCCCCAATCGGCATATCGTAAATATACCTTTCAGGCGTAAGACCAAAAACTTTCTTATTAATAGCCCAATATTGAATACCTAAGTTGGCGATATGAGACAGCAAAAAGTACAAAGACTCTCGCGCAGAGAGAACCTGTTCAGCAGTCAGTTCTTCAGCCAACTTCCCACAGCGCCTCGCGCCATGATCTATCAACTTTTGAACATTGATGACTGTTGTACCAACTGTTCCTGAATAAGCCATCTCATTCCCTTACCAATTAGGCGATTTTTTGGATTTTTGATGAGTAGAAATCTTGGTTTTTTTAACAGCCCCACCTTTTTTCATACCTTCAAGATCCTGAAATGCCTTAGCTCTACGCTCCTCAAAAGAAGGTTCTTTACCACGAACAGAACTAGAAGGCAGACCACGCATTTCACGCATAGCACTGTCAGCTTCAGCTTTCCGTCTGTAAAATTCTTCTTTTGAAATCTCTTCGTTATTGTGAACATACTTACCATCTACAATACGAAAAACATTGCCTGAAGGTATAGTTTTATCCATCTCAGTTCCTTACCAACTAGGTGATTTTTTGGATTTTTGATGAGTAGAAATTTTGGTCTTTTTAACAGACCCGCCTTTTTTCATGGCCTTCCCATCACCAACGGCAGAATTAATCGTATCCAAAGCGTTACCAATAACAGATGCGCCTTGCTGAACCTGCCCCATGCCAGATTGAACATTCCCGCTAGAACCCGGATTCATTGGGCTAAAACCCATCCCGGTCGATACCGAGCCATCTTGCATACCAAGCAAACCAGCAAGTGATGAAGTAGCCATAATGTTTTCCTAATAAATTAAAAACCAGAGCATTTCCACCGACGCATAGAAGCCCTCGCACGAGATCCCTTTTCACTCTTCTCCGCAATAGGCCGCATACGAGCGCAAAACGAATCCTTACGAGCACCACCTTCAGGCTGAGGGGCTTTTAAATTACTACCAGTCTCGCGGTTGTACTTAGCCCTACCTTTAGCCGTCAACCCAGCACCCTGACTCACAGGAAGCTTTTCACCCCTACCAACAGCCAAAGATACCCCACCCTCTTTCATGCGCTCAGGAAGCTTTTTAGGCGACTTGGTAGCCGACACAAATTCTTCCCCAACAGACTTAGAGATGCCAACCTTCTTGGCTATCTTAGGGTTATGCGAAACAGCTTGCATGAGCCTAAATTGGGCTTTGGACTTGGCAGGCATGATTACGGACTAGGCAAGACGTAATTAGTCGGCTGAACGTAATGCTTCACCATCTCTAGCTCAATAGTGTAAGTATCGCCTGTACTAGCGCCAATTGTAGTAAAACGAATGTCACCCGTTTTGCCAGCACCCGCATTATTCGTTAGACCACCATTCTTGCTAAAGTCATACGCATAAGCAGAATCTGTAGCAACAATAAATGCCGTAACGTCAGTATCAGCGTCCCAAAGAATATTTACCCCCATACCACCCGTAGCAGCAAAAAGTTTGATGATAGATACACCATCACAAACACCGCCAGAAGCACTTGGGTTTAATGCGGAAACATCAACCTTCAAAACCGCAGATTCACCAGTAGCATCGCTGATATTGGTAAATTTCATGATGGCAATCCTCTCACCATCAAACAACTTTTGGCTAGTAACTGCATCTGCCATAGTAATCTCCAAAAATTACAGGGGGAAAAATCCCCCCGTTATTTAGCAAGCACCACCTTGACGCTTTTTCAGCGGAGTGACAGTCACAGATTCTTTCGTCTTTGTGACGCTATCGCTTGAAGGCGTTCCTTTAAACATTTTCTTGGCTTTGCCAAAAGCCTCTTTAATCATGCTTAAAGGATTCATGGCCTCCTCTAACTCAGAAGAAACCTTTCCAGATTCTTCATAAGCCTTATTCATTGCTCTCCGCTTTTTTTCGTCTTCTACGTCAGCAGGGCCACCTTCCATCATCTTTACAGACCCACCCTTTTTATAAGTGCCAGATAGACGGTTGATGCTGACAGGGGCAGCAGGTTTTTTACGACCCTGAGGCATATCTTCTGCCTTACCAGAATCATTCACCGAGCCACCCCTAGCAAACTTTTTTGCGGAACCACCTTTCTTGAAACCGCCTTGGCCTTTTACAACTTCACCAGTTTTGGTATTGGAAACGCCAGCATGAGAAGTGCTGACATTACCTTCAACGCCGCCACCTTTAGCGTATTTCTTAATTTTGCCACCATGCATGTAGCCGCCCTGACCATTAGCCACACCGCCAGTCTTTAGACCTTTGTGAGCCTTGGATGCAGGCATAGACTTGTGCTCTTTAAGATCCTCAGCAGTGCCAGCCATTTTCTTCATCTCAGCACTATGCTCAGATTTAGACTCGCCACCCTCTTTCATCATACGAGCAGCACGACCAACAGGAGCAGATGGGCCAGCGCCCATAGCCTTCATCATGCGACGGCGCTTCATCATGTCAGGACGGCCCGGAGCAGCAGCCATCATCTCACCACCACGAGCAGGCAAACCACCCATAGCCGGGGCCATAGCTGGAGTACCACCCATTTGCATCTTTTTTTCTACTTTCCCACCACTTTTGAGCTTTAGCTCAACGGTAGGTTCCGTGGTCATCATTTTGACCATTGGCTTGAACGATCCCATTTTTAACTCCTATTAAGCTTGTGTAACGCCAAGAGCGCCAGCACGGGTTGCGTTAGGCCCAACAGATAGTGCAGGCAGCAAAATGCCTACAACAAGCCGTTTAGCGCCGTTACAGGCGCTTGACGGGTCATAAGTCCCCCGAACATCGCCAGTGGTTGCAGTTGCAGTTGCAGCGTCAGCAGTAACAAGCGTTCCAGTGTCCTGAGCAAGTACGTTATCCCATTTCACACTGGCAACATATCCAGCATTAGGAACACGAACAGGTATCCCCAGAACATCACTTGTACCCATAGTAATAGCAACGGTAGTCCCGCCGCTTACTGTGACACCAGTAATTACTGAGAAAGCCTTCTTGCCATTGACAGTGGTGCTCTGGCTTGCGCTAGACGTAATCTGTTCAGTCATGTTTTGACCGTAAATGTCAAACCCAGAAACTGTAAAGTTACGCTGAACAGGTACGCCAGCACCCGTTGTCACGCTGACTGCACGAGGAACATCAAGGCGATAGCCCGTCTGGAAGTCGGTGACACGAAACTGTGTGACACCAGAACCCGCAGTCAAAGTAATCGCCCCAGCACCCGAAGGAGTTTGGGAAGACGCTAGATTAGAAGTCGATGCAGTAGCAGGAACCGTATCCCATACGTAAATCCTGCCCAACGGCCCAACGCCAGCAGACATGGGCGACGGATCGCCCAATGCCATTCCCATCCCCGTGACTGCCGTCCCTAAAAAGAGATCGTCATCAAATTGGGGCATGATTTACTCCTTAGTTGAAGGTGCTGCCGTCGATTAGTCCAACCGCATCATAGTTACCAGCAACGATAACATCCGTACCAGCAACATCTATCTCAGTAGCCGTAATGGTAGCGTGAGCGAAGAAGTTTCCGCTAATGATGCCAGTATCTGCAGCAACCGTGCTCATGGTGATGTAAACAGTCTTGTTTGCATCCATGTGCTGATTGCCAGAGAACTGAGAGTCCTGAGTAATGTAAGTTGCAGTACCGCCATCAACAGTCTTGATGTCTTCGTCAGTAATGCCGACAAAACGGTTGTTTGCAATCACATTGTGGGTAGGGCCTACGCCAGAAACAGGAGCAGCACCAGACTGCAGACGCATACCAATAGCAGCCGATCCACGGAACAGGCAGTTCTGTACAACACCTTCAGAGGCAGTGTACGAATCGTCAGTGTCCGAAGCATTTAGCGCCAAGCAAGCAGCATCAGCCGTCATGTTGCCATTGCCATCAAATACGCAGTCATCAAAGATGAAACCGTTGCCATCAATGAAAGCAACATCAGAATCATCATCATTGAAGAAGCGCATGTGACGAATCACAACGCCTTGCGAATTGGTGACAGTCAGAGCGACTCCAGTAGCAGCGCCAACATCAGGACGCTCATAGCCACCAATCTGGCAACCAATGATAGTCAGATAATCAATGCCATCAATAACCAAATTCTCATCGTAAGTGCCGGGGAACACCAAAATAGTGTCGCCAGCGCCTGATGTGCAGGCATTAACAGCAGTTTGAATGGAGGTAGTAACAATCTCTACGCCTGCGCCGGGAGGGCCAACTTGACCATCAGCAGCAACGTAAATGACTTTTCCATTTCCGGTAGGAACAGAAATAGGGGCGGGGCCAGTAACAGGCACACCGAAAGAGGTGATCCCGTTGGGGAAGTTCGTTAGCATCGTCTACTCCTTGAAAAGTTTGACGAATTGATAAAAGTATAGCACTAGGTGCTACGGTTTAAATAGTCAACAGCCCTATTTAAAATCTTTTCGCTATCTTGGAATAACCCAAGAGCGCGGTTACAACTACTGCACAATAAGCCTCTTATTGCATTTGTTTCATGACAGTGGTCAATCGCCAAATCTTTTGTTTTCCCTGAAAGTCCATTTGTAGTAGTTTCCGGCCTTCCGCAAATTTTGCAAACGCCGTTCTGCTCATCATACATTCTCAAGTAATCAAATACATCAATTCCCATTTTTTGCCATGATCTTTTTTTTGCATAGTGGCTATGACACAGCTCTTTTGCATACAAATGATTATCGCAGTTAGGAATAATGCAAATTTTTGGCGCTTTCTTTCTGTCCTTGTATCTAGTATGACCGTATCGCAAAAGCCTTTGGTAATGCATTTTGCACAAGCCTTTTGACTTCACTGGCTCCGTACAATCTTCCTCAATACAGCATTCTGGTTTGTTTCTTTCCCTAACCTTAATAGGAGCTATGGGAGAGCCACGCATCCACATCATGTAATGAGTCTGGCAATACCCTCTTGCTTTATGACTTCTGTCGCAACCTTCTACAGTACAAACTTCATGCAACTTTTTCATCTGAGCCTCCGAATAAGTAACAGGACTTGTATCCTAGTTACCTATTCGAAGACTGTCAAGGATTATAAAATTTCTTTTAAAATCAATGACTTACTCAGATCCCGGGCGTGCCGTACATTGCGCGGGGGTCAGTAAACCCGAGGTCGAAACGTTCTGTTGCCTTATAACGCATCGAATCGGTCTCAAAGTCACCTTCCATAGTTTTCTCCAGCTTACGACGCATCAGAAGCTTCATGCCTTCTGGCGCATCGGTCTGAACCCACCATGCGGTTGAAGAAGTCAGACGCGACAGAACTGCAGCGCCTTCGTCCAGCAAGCCGATTGACTTGATTGGGTTGATGTCGTTGTTAGCGTTACCAGCACGGAGAACCGACTTCAGCAGAACTTCAGCTTGGAAGACGTTGCCCGGAGCCACCACCAACTGGCGGGGAACCAGACGAATCTTCTTGCCGTTGTTGTCCACTGCTTGACGGATCTGAATCAGCATCTGTTCCAAAGAAGTCTGGGACAGGTTGGCTGCAGTGCTCAGCAGGTTAGAGAACGTGCCATTGACGATTGGGTGGGCATTGCTGTTAAGCTGCACACCGTCACCGCCCGGATACGAACTGTTAAACGCACGGTTCAGGACGTTTGCTGCCAGAGTCTCTTTGGTTTCAATCAGAGATTGAGCCAAGTGACGGGCATAAACAGAACCGATACGGATATGATCGCCGTCCTCAACCAGAACTTTGGTCAGGGCAAATGCCAGACCATAGACCTGATAAACATAGCGCTTGAGGAACAGCACACCACCTTGTTGATACACCACTGGACTACCGTCAGGCAGTTGAGGTGCAGCACCAAAGCCGTACAGAACCGGCTCTTCGTGGTAGTTACGTGGGATACCATCTTGCTCACGGAAAACGCGAGACCATTCATCAGTACGTTGATCGTAGACACCATCGAAACACTCATTCATGATTGGTTCGACGATACTACGGAAGTCAGTACTTCTCATTGGGGCTGCCATGATTCATACCCTCCTTTCTTAAATACCATTAATCGCAGCAACGTACTGGCTAAGAGCAACCTGTACTTGTACGATAGGATATGAATCACCCCAAGCATTATCTGGATAGGGGGCCAAGTTAATAACACGAAGTTGATTCGTGCCGCCGCTGCCTGAACCACTAGTACCCATCGCGGCTGACGAAAGGCCAGTCGAATTGGAGCCAGCAGTAGGAGTAGAGAAGTTAAACTGATCTCCAATAGCGGATTGCGTCAGAGTACCAGTAGCCTGAATCTCGTAAACGATATTCGGGTCTTGGTAGAAGTACGCAATAACTGAACCGACTTGGAACGACTCGTTCGCAGGCCAGAAGTTAGATACGCGACGGCGACCAGTTGCATCTGTCCACTCAACACCGGCAAATGCGCCGAGGAAAGCTTCATCAGATGCGACGTTTTCAATATAGCCAGCAGCGTTCATCTTCACGGGAGTACCCTTGAAAATGTTCGAGGCATAGCCGAGGGACACGTTTCCGCTAGTGGAAACGGTTTCAATACCGTTAGCAAGAGCCATTGCACGATCCAGACCGGATGGGTGAAATGCAGGGCGCAGGCCAAACGGAGCAGCTGTAGAACTCATAACAACTCCTTAATGGTTAAATTCTTCCTCTACTGGAATACAGGAGAAGGAAGATCTTTATCAATTTCGCCCAAGCCGTCGCCTTCAACAGATCCGAGCTTTTTGCCCGAACTATCACGTCCAGCAAGTTGCTGATGTGCTTGCACCTTAATCTTATTGGCCTCTTCAAGAGGTTGATTATGGTGAAAGTGCATCATGATCTCCTGATAAACATCTTCAGGGATCTTGAACAGCAGCATCTCATTACACGCAATATAACCTACGTACTCTCCAGCTTTTACACGCCAATTCTCGTAACCATCTATCTCATCTGCTTTAACAGGTACATAGCCTAGTCGGATGCGTTTATCAATACTGTCGTAACTGTTGGTTGTTGATAACCAGCAAACATGCCAGCCCGGAAGATCCGGTGCATTGGGCAGCGCACTCTGTGTCCATTCATCGCTCCACATCTTGCGACGTTCATGCGTTGACACAAACTTCTCGTCGGCAGAATCTCTTTTCGCTTCCTCGCTTGCGCGATCTTCACGTCCACCGGCTTTTAATGATTTCTTCAGTCGTCCATCCATGATTAGCTCCTTGTGTTTTTACGGGATTCACGTGCATAGCGTTCAAGCATTCGCTTCCGGGTTTCTAAATTATCCCAAAGCCCTGCTTCCTTCATCGCTCGCACTTTTTCCGGCTCAATTTGAATCCGGATTTTCCCATTTTCAGAGACAGTCTCTCGACCACCACTGACTACCACACTACGGGGCCTCTTTTGAGGACGGCTTTCATAAGAGTCAGTATACCTATGAGGTAACCTTTTTTGCAACCTTCTATCGAATTCTTCCCAATATTCTTCAGTAGAGGGATTCCAGCCCTCTTTTGCCAACCGGGTATCAACTAACTTGGCAATTTGGCTATCCTCATCACGAAGGTTTGGATCATACCAATCGTTGCGATCTTGCCAATCATTAGAGTACCGAGTAATGCGCGGATCTGGAATGTTGCCTTCTTGATTATCGCTGACAACAGCCTTGCCCTTAATATGTTGCAGAGCATCAATTTTACGACGCGCTTCATACCAAGCTTCTTGAGCATCAGTCAAAGCCCTGCCATCTGAATTCTCAGCGGCATTCTCCATCCTGATTTTTGCGTAATTAAGATTGTTCTGCTCTTCATGAATCGCTCGGTCAATTTGCGCCAAATCTGCACTGTAGGATTTTCTTTCCAAAACAGCAAGGCGCTCAACCAAGTCACGGTTCTGGCGATCCAGCATTTGCAGGCGCTGATCTTTCTCCTGATTCGTGCGCTTGACATACTCTTTCTTGGCCTTACGACGCGCTCTACGAGCCAATCTGACAGGGTCTACCTCATCAGGGTCATTATCATCGCCATCATCGTCATGATCGTCATCAGAAGCCTCTACACGGCCTCCATCAGCCGCTTGAACTTCATCTTCTTCTTGCTCCGTACCATCTGATTCAATATTGACAACAACAGAGCCATCATCTTCTTCTTTGTAATCAATATCGTCTTTTGTTTCCGTACTCATAACTCCCCCTTAGATAAAGGCTTTCATTGCCAGCGGATCGCCGGTCAATACGGCAATAACCTCGTGGTCATTGAGAATCATAAAAAGCGCAGGGTCTTCAAAATCATCATCCCCCGCAACCTTCACTTCCCAACGGTCTCCACCCCACTTTGGAACTCGAATGTAATCACCCTCTTTGCACCATGTGCCTTCAGGCCAAGTATCCATCGTGTCGCGGTTACGGAACGCCAGTGGCCCCAAGGAAATAACCTTCGCCACCATGTTGTTCCACTTCTCGGTTTCCTTTGTTTCCTCAACAAGGATAATTCCCGCGCTAGTCGCCTTTTTCTTCGTGCGGCGCAATTGCACCAATACACGACCACCCAAGGGTTTTGCACCGGGATCTACGCTCGGAAAGGCCCAAGCCAACTCAGCTTCGTTAAAAGCTTCCGGTTCACTCATCTTCATCTTCATCCCTTAATAAAGAGTTAAGTAATTCCAAGGACTCTTCAAGCCCTCGGCTATGACCAACTATGCGCTGATAAGACTCCCAGTTAGCTGCATTCCCAGCAGCTAAGGACACAGCAATTTCCTGCTGTCTAGCCTTGATCAAACCAATTAGCTCTTCAATAATTTTCATTTGCTAGGCTTGACCTTTGAACCTCCGTTCTGCGGTGTGCTCCCACCTTTGGGTTGATAAGACGTGCCATCCAGCTTCTCGCCTTGAGCGATACGCTTGTGCTGGGGGACGTTGACGCTCTTCTGCTCTTGATCACTCGTTGCCACGGTTGCCTCCTTTGGGGATTAAAGAAATTACGGTCTTGTCCTGCTCGTGTGAGAGCTTGGCTGCATCCCGTGCAATACGGGCCGCTTCGATGCGTTCTCTGGTCTCGATGTCGCCTATCGCTATTGCTAGACGCAAACGCTGCTCTTCCATCGAAAGTTCGTACTCCTGCTGCAACTTCTGCATACGTTCCTCGGCCTGCGAGGCATCCTTCTTGGCCTGCAAGGAAAGCTCTGCCTCGTCCCGCTTTGCCCGACGCTGTGTTTCTGCCATGCTCGTATCCAACAATACCTTTGCCCCGGCATCCATCGGAGGCTGCGGCTTGTATTGTTGAGCCAGTTGCTGCATCTGTTGAATAACAGGCAAGATGCCTTTCAAAGTCTGCTCGGAATCCATGCCAACGTGCTGAGAAGCCACAGCAAACAGCTTGTCCACACCCTTTGGATTTCCCAACAACTCATAATCGTCCATCTTTTCGCCCAAAGACTTCTCTACATAGCCATTCATGCGGCTTAAATACCAAAGAGCAATGTGCTGCTTCGTATGCTCCATAACTTTGGGGACAAATGTCGGCGCAATCAAAGGATTTGACCCAAGTGAGGGGTCTTTAGCAAAGTCCAAATGGGTCTGTATGTGCGCCAGATGATCCTGCTCAGGGTAAGCAAAGGCAGATTGTCCAATCGTCATCGCTACATTCTCATTAGCGGCATCAATCTTCATCGGAGCAGGCATATCAATCATCAACTCATTGACTCCCGGCACCTTGATCTGCTTTAGGAACCTCTCAATCACAACCTTGCGGTTAAACAGGTCGGGATTCTTGTCCATAATCGCCATTACAGCCTGCGTCTGCGCCATTCTCTGGGTCTCAGAGAAGATATGTGGGTCAGAGACAGGAATAACGTCCGTTACACGCGAGAAATCCTCACGTTTGATGTCCAGATCCTCAACAATCTCCCCACGGCGCATATCGTCCAGATACCAGCGATTAATCCGGCTCAGAATCTTCAGCACACGCCCCTGAGAGTCATGCAAACGGGCATGAATAGACGAAAATACCGCAGCACCCTGCTCAATTAGCGCCTGAGTCGTGCCAACCGGCGTATTTGCATTGATGTCTGCAATCTTTTCCTCAGCCGTAGTCACCACGCCCTTGGCAGCGCTGTTCAGCCAGCCCAAAAGCTCAAACAAAACCGGACTCGGAGGGTTAAATGGCAACGGCATCGCTATCTTTCGGATGTCATCCACACCCGGAGCCGCCTCAATCTCTGTAACTTGCGTGATTTCCACGTTTTGAGACTGACCGGAAACTTTAGAACCCTTCAGCCTGATAGCAGTCAGCGAATTATTGACATGCGCGGTGTCTAAAAGCGCCCTCAGAGCGCCAGTTAACGCAGCAGCAAGGCCACCAATCAGGTGTGGAAGGCCAATCGCATACGCTCCACGCCAAGGAATGAACTTAAACTCGACCACCCAGTCAAGTTTTGCCATCGTGTCGTCTGCTTCTTCCCAATTTCTGTACAAACCGACTACTTCATTGTCGAATTCATCAATCATCAAGACGTAAGGCGCAGGCTCACCCTTGGAATACTTGTCATCTTCTAACGAAAGGTACGTATATATGTGGTAAACGCGGCGTACACCATCATCATTCTCGCCCGGCGAGATGCCCTCAACCTTGTTGTTGGCCTTCTCAGGCTTGGTTTCAGTAGGTGCCTCAGTTGCCTTGATGTAAGTAATGTCTTTGTACAGCCCAGACCTGATGCGAGAGTCAAATTCAAACTGCGTGATGTCTTGAATCTCAGTCACACGCTGCGCTGTGTAGAAGTTTGCAGCTGAGAATGGCAGCAAAATGTTGTCAATAGGAACAAACTCGGCACAAGGACGGCGCTTCTTCTCGTCGTACCAAAGCTTCAGATATTGCGAGCCACCCAAAGGCAGCTGCGTCATTAGCTGCTCCTGCTCATCCCGGAACTCTTCAATCTGCTCAGTCAACTGCCAGTTCATGAAGTCGCGTTTACGCTCAGCAATTTCGACTTTTTCCTTGTTAATCTCACCAATAATCTTGGTACGGGTCGGGCCATCAGGTGGGAACATCTCCTTGATTGCACGGGAAGCAAAGTCTACACACGCCTCAGCCATGATCGGATGCACAACCTTAGACGCGCCTTGGAACTGAGCACCGCCGGGAGCATCGTTCCCCATACCAGTGCGGCGAATGCCCTCCTCATACTGTTCGTCACGCTTCTCACGGTTCTTCTTATCTCGATCAATCAGATCCAGATAGCGCATGGCAATCGTAGAAAGCTCCAGATCGTCAATGTCGCCAGACTCTGAAAGGTTCTGGTAAAAGTCTTCGCTCTCCATCGGGCCAGCGCTATCCATCTCAAGGATGACTGAACCATCAGGAAGCTCTTCCATCTCTGCTTCTTCTAGATCAAGCTCGACCTCTACGCCTTCGTCCTCTTCAGGCTCTTGTGTCATCGGGTCTACAAATCGACCAAACTCTGGGTCAACTGGGAATTCTGTCGCCATATCAGTTCCTTAATTAACGCGGCAAGTGTGCGCCGCTGCGATACCACTCACTTAAATTCATTGC